TAAATTTATTTAAAAACATAGACATAAACAATCAATCTATTCTAGATATAGGTTGCGGCTGGGGAAGAGGCACGCACGCGATTAAAAAATATTTTAAAGAATGCGATGTCACGGGTATAGACATAGATTATTCATATATTAATTATGCTAAATTAAATTTTAAAAACTGTAACTACATGCAGGATAATTTATTTCAAACTAAGATAAAAGACTCTTCATTTAATTTTATAGTCTTAAATTGTTCTATGCATTTTTTCTACGATCAAAACAAAGCTTTACAAAATATACATAAAAAGTTAAAACATAATGGAAAGGTATTGGTAACTGATTTGTGGACGAAAGAAACATTTATTATTTTTTTACAAAAATGTAAAGAAAATGGATTAAAGATTTTAAGTATTGAAGATCAAACAGAAAATACTGTTAAGTCCATGGAAGAAGACATATCTAAAACTTTTTTAAAATTTAAAGATAGAATAAATAACGACTCCATAACTGCTTTTATAGATATACAAAAAGAAAGATTAGAAGCATTTAAAAAAAATATAAATAGACATTACAAATTTGTTATACAATAAAACATGATATTAGCATTTCAAATACCAGATAAACTGTATTACATACAAAATTTTTTAGACCACGAGACATACAGAGAAATGCATCGTCAAGTTTTTAGAGATAAAAAAATTAATTTAGAAACAACTCAACATGAATGGCAAAAAGGTTTGTTACATGGACATAAAAATTTTACTAAAAAAACTCAGTTTAATAGCGAACAATATTTTTTAAAAAAAATAAAAACATTATTACAAGACAATCCTCTACACAAAATAGAATGTAATGATTTTAATTTTATATTACATTCTATGGAAGATGGTGCTGGTATTAATTGGCATGATGATGGTTCTTATGAATATGGAGTTACCTATTATTTAAATAGAAGATGGAACCCTAAATTTGGTGGAGAACTTTTATTTTCTGATAATAGATTTAGTGGTTTTATACCGGTTAAAGGAAACTCTTTACTTATTTTAAAAACTCCTGTATCACATAAAGTATCAGCGGTTACTAAATCACTGGTGCCTAGAAAAACGATACAGATATTTATTAATAAATGATGAAAGAAAAAACAGGAAACATAGAAAATTTTATTGGCATATATGATAACTATATTACTGATGAAATGTGTCAGAATGCTATAAAATTATTTGAGAACGAAAGTAAATTAAACAAGACTTTAAATAGAGTTGGTGGAGAAAATGCATCTGTCTTAGATAAAAAAGATCAACAATATTTTGCTCAAGGGAATAACATCAATGTTTGGTGGGATGAATTAAAAGGATTGATTTTTAATTTTGATTTAGCATGGAAAAATTATGTGCTTAATACTGGTGCTGCTAAAGCATATGGAACTCCTTTTCACTATACCAATTTAAAACTTCAAAAAACACTTCCTACAGAAGGTTATCATATATGGCACGTAGAACATAACCAAGGTTTTCATAATGAAGCTAGAGCATTTGTTTTTTCTGTATATTTAAATGATGTGGAAGATGGTGGAGAAACAGAGTTTTTAAATTTTTCAAAACGAGTAAAACCTAAAGCTGGTAGAATAGTTATTTGGCCTGCTGGTTTTCCGTATGTTCATAGAGGAAACCCTCCTTTATCTGGTGAAAAATATATCCTAACTTCTTGGATGATGCTTAGACCATGATTAAAATTATAGAAAATTTTTTTGAGAAAAAAGATTTAAAAATGATTCAAGATTTTGCTTTAAACAAAGCATTTTATGTTCCTCAATATTTTGATGGTGCAACTATAAAAAATAAAAAAAGTCATTATGGCAATAGATTTAAATTACCAAACAGTCCCGAACTACTTAAGTTGTTTACAAAACAAGCAGAATCTAAATTTAAAATAAAAATAAAAAAACTTAATGAAAATTCAGGTATTGATTTAAGAAACTTAGATCATTTTAAACCACATACTGATCATAGAACTCCAGCAAAAATTAATATTTTAATCATGTTATCTGGACCAACAGCAGTAACTAATGGAACTGTTTTTTATGTAGGAGAAGAAGATAACTGTAGTTTAGATATGCACGTAGGGTTTAGAGAAAACAGAGCAGTATTATTTCCCTCGGACAAAATACATTCACAACACGCTAGTGTAGTGCCTAATTTAAAAAGATATACTTCTACTTTATTTATTGAAGATTACGAAGATGTGTAAGAAGCAGGTCTTTCACCTATTCTAGAAATTTTTTCAGCTTCAGTTTCACCATCTACATTATCACTATCCCAATCAGCTTGTAGGCTGGCTAAATGCATTGCATCCCATTTATTGCTGAACTGACTTATGTCTCCAAGATTAGCATCTGCATAACTTGTATGAGGAGTAGTGTCTCTATATTCAACTTCATCAGACGTATTTGATGTTCCATACTGAATAGCCCAAATGTTAGAAAATTTAGCGTCACTCCAAAAAGCGTCATCATCTAAAATTTTATATCCTACTCCAGTTCCTGCACCTTCAGCATAGTTTTTAATTATTTTTTTATCTTCAAATACAATTGTCCAATTTGCGTTAGTAGCCATTTTTTCTCCTAAGTTTTAATAATATATATTAATGCAATATAAGGTTGAAGTACTGAAGTTGCATCTCCAGTAAAAGTTGCACTCATATTGTGTTGGTGACCATTACCTGAACCAGAGTTACCTGTGTTCATTGTAGGTGTGTATCTACCGTCATTTCCATAAGCAACAATAATTCTAGGAACGTTACTGTGTGGTCCAAATCTAGGCATTGTGTGGTCGTGAGAAGCAAGTTGCGATTCTGATAGAGTTGCATTAGCTGTAGTTCCGCCAACGTTTCCTGTTGAAGCGACTGTAGCAGCTCCACCAGTTGATGCTAAAGCTTTGTTATTAGATTTTCCAACTGCCACATTATCAGCTAAGTTAGGCACGTTAAAAGTTGATGCACCATCTCCGGCTCCGTAAGTTGTTCCTACAATAGCAAATAATGCAGAGTAAGTTGATCTTGAAACTGCTGCACCGTTACATTCTAAGAAACCTGTTGGGATAGAAGAATCTGACCATGGCACAATAGTTGCCGTAGGAATTCCTTCGATACCTGTAAGGTTTGCTCCTGAAAAATCGTATTTTGTTGCTTCGTAATTTGACATATTATTTCTCCGTGTAAGTCCATCCGACATTTGAACCAGAGTAAACTAATCCAAATGCTGCACCTTCCGTATTTACTACTAAGTCTGATGATGCATTAGCTATTTTAGAACTATTTCTTCCAACAGTCAATGCGTTAGAATCAAATGTATATCTTGAATCTACAAAAGTAACCTCGTCACCAACTGCAGGTGATGCAGGTAAAGTTATTGTTACAGCTCCGCCGTTTGTTTCTACGAATAGTTTTGCACCAGCTTGTACTGTTTCTGCTGCACTTACTGTTCTCCATTTTCTATACTCAACTGCTTTTTCTACGTTAGTTCCATCTGCATATAAAACATAACAATTACCTTCACAAAGTAAAACTCCTGTGCCAGATGCAGTTTTAAAAGTTAAAGTATAACCTGCATGGTCTGTGCCATCTATGATGTTGTATACTTTTTCAATACTATCTGGACACGTAACTGTTCTGTTAGCTGCTAAAGTTCCAGTTAATTTTATTGTAGCATTTCTTGCATTTGAAACTGTCCCATCAGTCATAGCTAGAACTACATCTGATGATGCTGCACTAATTGCTTCATAGCCTGCAACACCTTGTTGAACAAGATTTAAGTTATTGTTTGTTTTTGTGCCCCATGTACCAGCGTTTTCACCGGTTGCCATTAGCTCTAGTTTAAGATCTGAGGAATAACTTGATGCCATAAATTTTGTCTCCTAATTATTGTGTATTTATATTGTTTATTTAGTTTTAAGTCAAACATAATTATGCAGGAGTTCTTCTTGTATACCCTGTGCTAGTTTTAGGTGTTTTAGTTGTATATCCTGTGCTGGTTTTAGGGGTTTCAGTCGTATATCCTGTACTGGTTTTAGGAGTACGTCTTGCATAATATTTAAGAATTAACCCTTCAGCATTGACACTAGATGTTGCTTGTTGTCCTGTTAGACCCATTGTTTGATCGTCAGGATCTAATGCACCGACAGCAGAAGTTAAAGCTTGTCCTGTTAAACCCATAAACTGATCTGCAGGATCTAATGCACCGACAGCAGAAGTTAAAGCTTGTCCTGTTAAATCTATTACAGGGTTTGTAGAAATTGTTATGTCACCTTGTGATGCAGTTGCGCTTTCTCCAGTTAGTCCCATAACATCTGCAGGTGCTAAGGCACCAACAGCGGATGTTGCTTCTTGTCCTGTCAGACCCATTACATCTGCAGGTGACAAAGTTCCTTGAGAAGATGTTAACTCTTGTCCAGATAAAGTTAAATCTACATTACCAATGATTGTAGGAGCACCTACATTCGCTGTTGCAAATTGACCTGTAACTCCCATTACATCTGCAGGACTTAAAGCTCCAACAGAAGAAGTTGCGGATTGACCTGATAATATTAATGCAACATCGTTAGCAGCGCCCCACGCTTCTTCACCCCAACCATCGCGACCCCAACCAACTTCATTATATGCTTCTGGTACACCAACTGCAGATGTTAGTTGAAGGCCATCTATTCCAAATGTAATATTTGCTAAATCACCGTAGTTACCATTTCCCCAGGTTATACCACCCCAACCTGTTGTTGGAAAAGCATCTACTGATCCTACATTAGATGTAGCTGATTGACCTGTTGGTATTTCAGTTATTGTGTCAGATGACCAAGAATTAGAACCCCAAGAGTTTTGTCCCCAGGTAGTTGACATAAGGAATTCCTCCTTATGCTATTCTTATAATAGCGTTCGATGAATCTGCTGTTGGAAATTGAATTGTAAAAGTTCCACTCGTTACAGTTTTGTCTGATCCAAAATCAATGGTAACACATGCTGGATCACCTGTTGCGTCGTCATTAAAAATCATGCAGCCTCTAGCAGTGAAAGAAGCAGAAGTAAAACTTGTGTCTGCAAAATCACAAACTGCGGTTGTGCTAGATGCAACTGGTGTAACGCTAGTAAGCGCATTTCCTTTTGCTGTATAACCAGATCCAGAAACTTCTTCAGAAGTTGTATATGCAGTTGTTGATGCGCCTAGAGATGCTGAACTTGTATATAAAGCTATATTAAAAGTGTCTCCAGACGTCGCTGTAAAATTGTGAATTCCTTTTAAAAGTTCTACTTTGAAACTTGTGCAAACTGCAGATGCTATTGCCATAATTTTTTATCTCCTAATTTAAGGTGAAGGTGATTTAACAGGTATTCTAACGGTTCCGTCAGTATAATCGTCTCTTCTTCTTCTACCTAATTGCATTCCTGCAAACTGTTGTATAGAAGTTTTATACTTATTTTCATACAGTGTCAACATTTCCATTGGACCTTTTAAAAAACCAAAAGCTTCTACTAAACAGGCGTATAATAACCCTTGAGGAAAGTAATTACTTACATAAGTTCCACCGGTATTAGTTTCTAAACCAGTTGGTTGAGCATTATAATAAATAGTGTATTTATAATTTTGATCTGGAGTGGGTGCCACAAATAAAGCACCAGATGTAGCAGAATTAGTACCTGTAGTAGCGCCGCCAAACATAGCATAGTATTTAGGTAAACCTTTTACATCTTGAGCTGTTCTATCTCCAACAGGACCTGTATCTTCTCCTACATATTCAGTAATATATGTTTGATCTTTTTTCTCTAACCAAAAACCTTGATCTGTATCTGACGATGTAGAATTAAAAACCTGAACACCTCTTATAAATAAAGCTTTTGTAGGAACTGTAATAGTATTAAAATTTTGTGCAAATTGACCATCATCTTGAATTCTGTCGGAATCCATAGGAAGATCTATATTAATTCTATGTTCAGCATTTTCTATAAATCTATTTATAACAGCAGAAGTAAAAACACTAGAGTCTACTTCTGTGTATTCTCTAATATCGGTTACTAAATTTGAGTATGTATATCCAGCCATAATTATGCTCTATCATTTATCGGTCCAATTGTACACTGAAAACCGCCTCCTGTTGCTGTGCTTGTAGCGTTACTTGATATGGTAATATCTATACCATCGAACTGAGTTACTAACGCTGGTTGTCCAGTGCTTGGTACTTGTGTTTCATTTAAAGATTGTACTTTGTAACCTCCAAATACTTTTGCTCCTGTTGCATGTTCACTTGCTGTTGTGTTATTAGGACTAACTCCTCTGTAGGGAGCGCTTGTTCCTCTAGTGCATCCTGTTAAATCATTTGAAGATTTTCCCGTATACTCAATAACTTCATTTTCATAAAACCCTGTCGTACTGTTTACTTTTTCTATTACAACAAAACCTGATGTTGGGAACGCTGACCCATCAGCTAAAGTAATTGTAGTAGCTGAATCTGTAATTGCACCATTTAAAGTTGAAGATAATTGTAAAGTAGTTATAGCAAAACCACCTACTGGTGATTTAACATTTCTTAATCTAATAAAATCATTTACTTGCAAAGCTCCATGTGGAAATGAAATTATTAAATTACCACTACCACTCAATGTCGTAAAAGGATTTTCAGGTAAAAAATCTTCTGTTGGAAATTCTGTTCTAGCAGTTCTTGCTCTTTGTAAAGCTTGAGGATCCGCACTTGTAGGTTTAGGATCTAACTGTGGTTGTTTAGGCTCGTACTCTGAAACATGGACCAAGGCGCCATTCCATTCTCTAACCATTTCATTATATGGAAAAGCCATGCCTGATCTATCTGAAATAGCTAAAGCATATTTACCTTGCGAAAAAGTAGTCATTAACCAATACCTGGGTAATATATTTTAGGAGATATGTAAGTAGAATTAGAAGAGCCATCCTCATCTTCTGCTCTTAACAATTCATCTTCATATAATAGTTTTAATTCTTGAACTCTTTGTGGTGCATATTTTACAGCCAAGTAATAAGACAAACCTGCAATCATACATGGCACAAATCTGTAAGGTACATCGCTTGCATTTGTATAAGCACCTACATCATCAATTCTTTTTGTATAATAGAAATTTATAAAATCACCAGCTTGTGAAGAACCTGGTGTCAAGTACAAAGTAACAGTTGTTTTATCAATAAATCTTTGAACCCAATATTGTGTAGGCAATCCTTTGTCTGTTTTATTTGAAAACCCTTGATACTGTGATCTACTAATTTTTGTCATAGGTGTATCTACGTTTGTAGATGCTTTTCTAAAATTTAGTTCTTGTATATCTGTCATTCCATTTGGAAATTGTAAAACAGCATCACCAG